GTCAGCGAGTTCCTACAAAAACAACAGATAAAGCGACAGTTCGGCAGCTATGTCAATCCTACCATAGTAGAACGACTACAACAACATCCTGAACTGATCCGCCTGGGTGGTGAGAAGCGTGAGCTATCAGTGGTCATGACCGACATGCGTAACTTCACAGCACTAGGCGAAAGCTATGGCGAAGCTGGAGTAGAAGACTTTACTCAGGTCATGAACAGCTACATGACAGCATTGAGCGTGCCTATTCTCAAAAACGATGGAACCTTGATCAAGTTCATTGGCGATGCCAGTCTTCATATACACGGTGCACCCATTGACGATCCAGACCATGCTAGACGTGCTGTTCAAACTGCCCTAGAAATGATCGAAGCGGTAAAAGGATTCAACCAAGAACTGGCCGCATTAGGCAAGCCACCGGTTGGCATGGGTGCTGGCGTTAACACAGGTGAAATTGTTGTTGGTAACATAGGTGCTAAGACCAAGTTTGGATACGATGTGCTAGGTGATGCTGTCAGTTTGGCCGCACGTTTAGAAAGTCAGACCAAAGGCTATGGCGTGTTGATTATTATCAGTGAAAATACAGCCAGTCAACTGCAAGGTGCTTTTCCATTGTGGGAATTGGACAACATCGCTGTCAAAGGCAAAACAGAACCGGTGCGTATTTTTGCCATAGAAGAACCTACTGCAGAACATGACAATTTCTTGAAATTGTATTATGCTGGTGATTGGAAAACGGCATTGACCTTGTTACCCGATTGTATTACAGCCAAGCCTGACATGGAAAAGTATTATAAAGCTATGCAGGAAAGATTGGTTACTGGAGTACCTGCCAACTGGGACGGTATATACAGAGCCACCAGCAAGTGATCAAATCATGCGTCCAATCATGTGATGTTTCAGCCAGCTGTTGATCAGCATGTCTTGATAAAATGGTCGTATCAATTGTTGTATTAGCCATGTGTTATAGTCTGTACATGGTTGTAGAAAAAAAGTATTATAAGCGGATAAAAATGGGCAGACCATGCTCAACTGTTGCCGCCGCGTGATTCTTTCTCTTCCGCAGTTCGATTGATTTCATGTTCAGCAACCACACGCTCGTGTTCAATGGTTTTGCCACGCAGATGTAGTACTGTGTTTACTTTTTGATTGAGTCGTATTAGATCATTGTCCAGCATACGGATACGATCGATCAAGGCAATTAACACTGAGTTGGCATCATTGATAACTGGCTTTACTTCTTTGGTGGCCCATTCCCACACATACTTGATGATGTAGCCCATGCCAACTGCCATGACAATTGGAAAGCCATATTTGTTTACCAGTTCAACTACATCCATAATTATCCTTTTTCATTACTATAACCTCTGACAAATGCTTCAATAGGATCAAGTTTCTTGAGCATTCGTACTCCTTTGTAGGTTTCAAATCTAAATACGTCTCCATCTTGCCAGCCTAGTCGATCGGTGTCAAGATCGTTATCTAGTCTAAGATAATTGGGATATAGATCCCAGACGTAGTCATAGTGATTCACTAGTCTCTCCTGGCATCGGATTTACCATCCGACCTGGCAATACGTTCAACATCGGGTCGTAAACCCAATGCATTTGACACAATAGTGTCTATACGAACCACGTCGTGGTTCATGGTTTTAACCCTGTTATCCAGCGCCGTGATAATTCCGGCCATACCCTTTATGCTACTAAGCACACCAGCCAACAACAACTTGATTGTTAGATACACAAAGTACCCACCAGCCAATGCTGTTGCTATTGGAAATCCCAAATCCCCAATAATTTTAAATATATCGCTCATTTGACTCCTTGACGGCGTTTACACCGTTCTTTTTATGCAAGTATTTATTGGGCGTTACTGGGAATTAAGTTTGCGGTTTATTAAGGTTTTGATATTGTTGATTGCTGACAGCGTAACACCGGTCAAGTTTGATTCAGTGGTGACACATTCTAATATAGCAGGATTAGACAGATGTGTATCCCAACGATCAATCCAGCCTTGGTAGTTTTTAGTGAATTCCACATCCACAAGTGCAGTCGTTAAGTTAGCAGTTAATTCACCTGTTACTAAATTAAAAAATTCATCACTGAAAAAATGCTGTCGATTATAGTCAGCAATGGCCTGTGCTTGGGCCATATTGCGTTCACGCTGATGTGGCAACCAAGTTGAAATATATTTCATGAGCTCAGCAATCTGTATCATACGTTCAGCAGGATCTTCTACTAGATCATAACTTTCGTCCCAGATACTGCCAAATGTCTTAAATCCATAACTGCGTAGATACTCTAAACTGCCTGCTGTGGTCGCGAGTATGAACGGTTGAGCTAGGGCAATAGGTCGTAAACTTTTTTCAGTGAGATGTATGCGATCATCATCAAACAAGGTTTCTAACACCACTTCAACGTCAGTAGCATTGTAATCGTTGATGTCAAAATCAGCACTGTAATGGCTTGGAGTTTCGTTTATAGGAAAATAATCTTCCAATACTGTGTGAGGGCGCCATGCAGGATTTTTAAATTCGTGACCATCATAATGTATACCTAGCTCGGGTTCAACGGGATTAATTGTGGCCTGACACGAATCTTGTAAATTCAACTGTACTAACAACTCAGCAAAACGCAATCGATATTCTCTAGTGCCAGACCAAGCGCGATTATACACAAGAAAAGTTTTTTTAGATTGTTTTTTTAATGCAACATGCCGGGCATATCTAAACCAATCTAGTGCTATCACAGCATGACTCCACCAATAAACTGGTACGAATTGATCTTGTTGATATTGTTTTACGTTAGCACTTTGTCGTTCACTATGTAATAATAAAACTTTTTCGTATACTGTACGATTATTTAAAAAATGAGGCAAGGGAAGAAATGTCGGAGGCCATACTTTTCGTTCGACTGAGTTATAATAATTGTAATCCAAAGGTTCTTGGTCGTTGCAATACAAAGAAGGACTGAGTTGTATGGTTTGCCACTCTTCATCTTTTAAAATTGCCATATTCTCAACATTTTTTGAACCGTGAGGATAAAAACGATAAATTAATACACGGTCCTGGAAGATGTCTTGGGCCACAGATTCAATGAAATGATACAAGCGGTCTAAAGGGATACTCATTGAATCTATTTACACACGATATCTTTACCAAGGTAAAAAATGATCACACACTATAAAATTCCAGTTTTCTGGGACTTTGAATACCAAGATCTTGACTATGTAAATGAGTCATTCAATGATGTTGAGTTGTTGACCAAATGGACAGCACTTGGATATCCCAATCGATTCACTGGAGACATGTGCGATATGCGTCATCGCCAGCCTGTTTGGAACACACGATTCATTGACTATTTTGCCGCCCGAGGTTGGAAAGATATTGGCACCAGTTACTATCGCATGAACACTGGCACAGTATTACCCACGCACGGAGACTTGTACAAGCGATATGTTGAGCTATTTGATCTGCAAGGTCGCGAACACTGTATACATCGTGCTATAATATTCTTACAAGACTGGCAGTCGGGACATTACGCCGAATACGAAGGTAAGCCATTTGTAAACTGGTCGGCTGGTGACGTAGTAGAATGGTGCTATGATACCAAACACATGGCTGCAAATCTAGGCTTGGATCCTAGATATACATTACAGATAACAGGATGGGTATGATCGATTCAAGAGATGAGTGGAGTCCACTAGAAGAAATAGTAGTAGGTTCGGCTACCAATGCCAATTGGCCCACTACAGATCCAGTGTTTGCCACTGAATCCAGTCGCACAGCTTGGACAGAAACACCAGTGCCTTCGGGACCAGTGCCCAAATGGATTGTGGATGAAGCCAATCATGAACTGGATATCCTAGCCGAAACTATTGTGCGTTATGGTGCCACGGTGCGTAGACCTGAGCCCATGGACTTTGTTGAGTTGGGTGGCATGTACAATTACTGTCCTAGAGATCGATTGCTTGTTGCTGGCTCTACAGTAGTAGACTGTAACATGATGTATCCATGCCGCAATCAAGAAATAGAAGCCTTACGAAAAGTCATCAGCGATGCTAGAGTCATCACCATGCCCAGAGATTCAGGCATGATCCTGGATGCAGCCAATGTATGTAGGCTTGGAGACACTTGGTTGTTTTTAGAAAGCCACAGTGGTAATCGTGCCGCTTATGAATGGTTGTGTGAACAATTTCCAGAAATCACCATAGAGCTGTGTAATTTTTATTCGGGTGTACACATCGACAGCACTATTGTACCAGTACGTGAAGGCCTGGTCCTACTAAACGGCAGTCGAGTACATCACGATAACTGTCCACAAGCCTTTCAAGATTGGCACAAGATTTATGTACACGATGTTGTGGCACAGGACTTTTACCAATATCCCTATGCATCAAAATGGATAGGATTAAATATGCTGGTGCTAGATCCTGAAACTGTCATCGTAGATGCTGCACAAACAGGCTTGATAGACACTCTGGAAAATTGGCATTTTACAGTGATCCCATTGACTCTCACGCACTCAAGAACACTAGGCGGTGGATTCCACTGCACTACATTAGACACAAGGAGAAAGAATTGAATATCAGTTGGGTATTAGCAGATAACGTAGTATTAGATCCCACACAGGAACTGGAGCCGCTCAAACACATCGGTAGCTTTTGGGGCAGTTGGCGTACCTGGCGTGCTTATCAAACTGACAATGTGATCTGTCACGATCCAGTCAAGGTTGATGAACTACTTAAACGAGCATTCCAGGCCGCTTGTAATTTTTTTATACCTAACTCTGCATACGTGGCCTTGGATCGTCCGCTAGGAGTGCAACTTTACGAAGGCGATTTTGTACATGATTTAAATCGTAAAGAAGAAATTGTGGCCATGCACCTGGCTGCAAGTCGCAGTGATATAGTTCTGCTGGTGGGGTTTGATTTTACCGAACAACCACGTAATTCAGATCGCATGGAGGAACATCAGGCACAGCATCATCGTGGACTGGCCTTGCAGGCCATTCGAGACAACCCTGAAATACAATGGGTCCTGATTGACCATCCGGGCAAGATACATCCAGCCATGGCTGATTTACCAAACCTAACACAAGACACCATGAGCAACGTGTTAGAATTGTTGTCTGCATAGGTATGGAGGATTTTATCAGGGTATGGCCCAACAAACTTCCGCAAGGACTTTGCCAGCGTGCCATTGAGGCATTTGAAGATATAGTTGACAATCCTGCTCACAAAGAACATGTGTTTAACAATGCCACACAGTTCAGTGAATCATCAAATTTGGGCAGGAGAGATCTTGCTATCTTTTTACAAAATGAAAACTTCAATCAGTGTGGCTTATGCGATGACATACTGGAATATCTACACAGCTCATTATTAGAATACATTGAAGAATTTGGACAGTTCAAAATGATGCCGTTGTCCAACAAATATGATTTAAAATTGCAAAGGACCTTGCCCATGGGTGGTTACCATGTTTGGCACTACGAAAGTGATAGCCCTGAACGCCTGATCAGGCAACTGGTCTGGATGATCTATCTCAATGACATGCCCGCTGGAGAAGCCGAAACCGAATTCCTTTATCAGGGCAAACGGTTGGTACCAACTGAAGGTACTATTGTGCTTTGGCCTGCTGGACCTACACATATACATCGAGGTAATCCGGTCTACAGTCAAGCCAAATACATCTTGACCGGTTGGTATGACTGGGACACAAGATCATTGACATAAATCACATTAGATCGTATAATAGTGTTTTAACTCCTACTTTGACACTATGCTAAAAAGAATTGGTTTCTGTTGTAAATGGCTAAATGATCCTAGCGAATGTGGCGGCATGAAAGTTAATGCAGTGGATCGGGACCTTAACGGGCGTAGTACTACCATGCGTTGGTTGCGTGAGCATCCGCTTGAAGCCGAACAACGGCAGTGGGACATCATGAATCATAATACTACGGCCGCGGTCAAGTTGATCGAGCGTGTGGCCACGTTACCACCTGAACGTAGGATGGTTCGACTAGGCAGTGAAATGCTACAGGGCTACACTGAACCTAGTTGGAAAGCCTGGTGGCAACAGAGAGCAATACAAGACCATCTTGAGCGCATATTTGCACCCATAGGTGAAACAGCCAGGCGACTGGATGTGCGACTCAGCTTCCACCCAGGACAATTCTGTGTGCTGGCAAGCGAAGCTGACGAGATAGTAGAACGAAGCATAGAGGAATTTGAATACCATGCTGATATGGCACGATTCATGGGCTACGGTAAAGCCTTCCAAGATTTCAAAATCAATGTACACATATCGGGTAAACGCGGTCCCGCCGGTATCCGGTCTGCCCTCCGACGGTTATCTCCCGAAGCACGAAACTGCATCACAATTGAAAACGACGAAATGTCCTGGGGAATCGACGCCAGCCTCGAGTTGGCCCGAGATTGTGCCCTTGTATTGGACCTACACCATCACTGGATCCGCACAGGAGAATACCTACAACCCACCGACGATAGAGTTAAGGGCATAATTGAATCGTGGCGTGGTGTGCGACCTGCATTACATTACAGCATCAGTCGAGAAGATGTCCTGGTTGACCATTGTGCCAAGACACCACCTGATCACGTGACACTGTTGGAAACAGGACACAAGAAACAAAAACTACGAGCACACAGCGATTTTTATTGGAACGAGTCAGTGACTGACTGGGCATTGTCATTCTGGGATCAGTTTGACATACAATGCGAAAGCAAAGGCAAGAATTTGGCCAGCGAGCAGGTATATAACCGTGCAAAAGCAAGAATGTTGGCCACCGCCTGAAAACTGGGCTCAGGTAGTCATAACTTGGACCACGATGTTAGAAAACAGCGATCGCAATCCGAATGATATCATTGCCTGGGTTGAAGCCTATCCGGGTGCGGAATATCATTTACACGGATGTCGATCCACGGAAGGGGAAGGATTTGCTTTTAGATTTAGCGATCCCAACGATGCACTAATTTTTAAATTGAAATGGGCACGATGAACACATTTTTATTGCAGATACAACAGGCCTGGACATATATCAAGCGAGATTATCAGGAATGGCCGTTGCGTTTCTGTTTAGAAA